GCGTCGGTGTACTGCTGCTGCTCGCCGTGGTCGATCAGGAACCGCACCTTGGAGCGGCCCGAGATCATGCCGATCAGCAGTTCCAGCTTGTCGCCGTGGTCCAGTTCCTTCTCGGACCAGAAGTACGGGGCGCCGGACTTGTTGTGACGGCCCCAGGCTTCCGCCAGCGCCTGGCCACCCAGCAGGATGGCGCGGTCCACCGCGTAGGTGGTGCCGAACGAGGCGGGCACCAGGTCGGTGGTGGTTTCCGTCTCGCTGGTGTAGCTGGCGCACCAGCGCAGGCTGTTGCCCGCGTAGAAGCGGATCGGCTTGGGCATCTTCACGATGAGGATGCCGTTCCACAGGCCCGCCTCGCCCATGAAGATGGGGTGCTGGCCGGCCTGGGAGGCGCGCGACATGGCGTTGGCCTGCAGGGTGCGGAAGTTGGTCGACTGCACGAAGCTGGTGTACTGCTCGCTGGAAACCAGCAGCACGCGCAGCGGCGCGTCGGCGGCCATCTTGTCGCCGTCGAACACCACCGGGGGCGGGGGCAGCGGCATCGTGTCCACGTAGGTGCGGATCGCGTCCACCACGTCGGCGTTCATCACGTCGGTCGTGGCGATGGTGATCTCGTTGCCCGAGGCGGCGATGGGCTCGATGCCGGAGCCGGTGGACATGAAGTGCCGGTTCTTCGTCGGCGCCTTCACCGTGTTCACCATGATGCTGGAGAACTTGGCGTGGCTGGCCAGCGGGACGGCCCACTCGATGTTGTTGTGGAAGCCGCGGGCGCCGGCCATGTGCACCAGGATCTGCTGGTCGTTCAGGCGGTCCATGAAGGACTGCCCGAGCGCCCGGCCCAGGTTGCGCAGCTGGTGCGGGGTGCGCTGCTGGCTCATGGTGTCGCCGGCCGAGATCGGGAACCGCGCCTGGTTGATGCGCAGCCGGTCCTGGCTGAAGCTCATGGCGGCGCCGCGGCCTTCGGCGTACTCGCTGCCCATGATCGGGATGCCGCCCATGGGGTTGATCAGGTCGAAGGTGATTTCCTCACCGGCGACCTTCGTCAGGTCCATGCAGCGGACGATGGGCATCTCGCTCTTGGACTGTCGGCGGATGGTGCCCTCGGCGGCAGACTGCTGGGGCAGCATGCCGGTCAGGCGGTTGAGGGTCGTGTTGCGCTGCATGTTGGCAGCGAACAGGCCGGCGGACTGCAGGGTGATGGCCTGCGCGCTGCCGTAGGGGATGTTGGTGGGCATGTTCGGGACTCCTGAAGGGGTGCCCGGTCCTGGCTTACAGAACCTTGTTCAGCAGCGCATTGATCTGCTCGGGGGTCTTGCCCTCGAACACACCCATGGCCGCTGTGGGCGTCATCTCAAGTAGTGCCGCCGCAGGGTCGTGATGGGCCGCCGTGCCCGCCGGGATTTCCGACAGGCTGGTGGGCGGCTTGGTCTTCGCTGCGGCGACGGCGGCTGCGGCGGCTTGCGCTGCCGCATCGGCCGCGCTCGGCGCCTTGGCGGGCGTCGTGGCGGCCGGGCGCTGAGTGATTCCGGTTTCCTGCTTGTAGCGGTCGAACATCTCCACGATCTCGCCCGTCTCGCCGTCTTGCAGCGTCAGGTTCAGCACCTTCTGCTCCAGGCGAGGCTTGGACGCGATCCACGCCTGCAATTCCTTGCTCTGCGTGATCGAGTCCAGATCGGGGTGCGCCTTGTAGAGGGCGCTCCAGTGGGCCGTTGCAGCGTCTACCTCGGCCTGCTTCTCTGCTTGGCCGAGTTGCCCTTTCAGGCTCTCGACTTCCTTGAGTAGCGGGGCCACGGCTTGCGCAACCAGCTTGGAGACACCCTGCGCCATCGCGGCCTCGGAGTAGTCGCCGAACAGGTCCGCGTCCACTGCGGGGGCAGCGGGCTCGGGCGTCGGGGCCGGCGTCGAGGTCTTGGCCTTGAGGGCTTCGTTCTCGGCGCGCAGCCTGGCGGCTTCTTCCTGGGCCTGCTGGGCTTGCAGGCGGGTCTGCTCCAGAGTCTCGTAGGGGATGGTGTGGACACCATCCTTCGCCAGCAGCACGGGGGCTGCGGCCGGAGACGGAGCGGGAGGTTCAACCTTCGCGGAAGGCTCTGCCGGCGCGGGGGCCGCGGGTGCAGATGCAGCGTCGGGCGAAGCGCTGCCGTCCTCATCGTTGCCGATGATGGAGATGTCGCCCTCGGGGAGATTCAGCATCTCCGCCATCTGCTCCGGGGTCAACTGGTCGTTGACCGCGTGTGCCTGGAAAAACTCAGCTTGCGTCTGTGTGGTCACTTGATTCCCTGCCCTTGTCGCCGGGCCGCGCGAGGGAGTTCGTGGAATGGGCCGTTGCCAGCCCGCCTCAGCCCCTTTCGGGACCGTGCCCGGATGGTCCAAGCGAATGCACGCGCGGCAAATCCTTACGGGGGGGTGCGCGCCGGGCTTGCGGCGACTGCGGCGACCTCGCCGCGGGGGGTATGGGGGGTGAGAGCGCACACATGAAAAAGCCCGCGCGAGGCGGGCTTGAAGGGGGCGGCGGACTGGAAGCGTCGTCCTGCGCAGGTGGGTGGAGACTCTGACGAGGATGAAGGCCCCGGCGCAGGCACGGCGACCGCAGCCGCCGCCCGTATCAGGATCAGGGGGTCACACGTCCCCGAGATTCAGCCAGTGGATGGTGATGGTGCCGCTGACGGTCACGGTGGCATCGGCGTCGATGTCGGTTGCGCCGGCCACGGCCACGTTCAGATAGGCGTCGATGGCCGTGCCGGTCCCATCAAGCGCAGTGGCCGCGCCGAACGAGGTAGATGCCGCGCCAGCCACGTTGATCGTCGCGCTGGACGTGACGTTGGCCACCTGGATGATGTTCTGCTCGGTCGTGGCCAGGGTGGCGTTAGCCTGCGTGGTGGAGCCAACACCCCAGTTGCAGGTCACGCCAGCGTTCAGGGTGCTGGCGATTGCGCTGGTGGTGGTCAGGGCGATGGAACCCGTGGCGCCCAGGAAAGCAATGCGGCCTTCGGGGAAGTCGTAGATCTTCACGCCGCCGCCCTGTTGGGTGTCGCGCACGGTGATGGGAACGGCTGCCAGGGTCAGCACGGTCTTCTGGACGATGCCCTCGGTTTCCGTGGCCGTGACGGTGGAACCGTTCTTGGCGCCAGCGGTGGCCGTGGCCAGCAGCGTCTCGACGGCGGTCTCGGCGGTCGTGGCGTTGTCCGTGGCGTCCAGCACCGTGAACACCGCAGGGTGCGCCTGGTACTTGGCGAGCAGGTACATGGGGATGCGGCGGGTTTCGCCGACGGCCCAGTCCGCGTCTTCGTTGGCGGAGATGGGGAAGCGGGCGGCAGCAAGCGCTTTGACGAGCGGCATGGGACGGTCCTTTCGGATGGGGTGGTTCAGGGTGGGACTGCTACGCCGCCGGCTGGTTGTCCGCCAGGCTTTGCGTTTCGATGCCGTCCATGCCGGTGTCGGCGCGGGCGGGGAAGTTGGGGCTGGTGTTCTGCGCCAGCGGTGGAGGCTGCACCGGCTGGGCGGGAACCGGGAAGTTGGGGTCCACGCCGGCCGGCGTCGGGGGCTGGAACCCGCCGACGTTGGCCATGACGTGATCCGCAATCGGCGCGATGGCGGGGACGGCCGTGATCTGGCCGGCGGCCTGCATCGCGGAGAAAGCGGCCTGGATCGTGGTCAGCATGGTGTCGGCCACCAGCTTGCGGATCTCGGCGCGCTCGCGCTCGGGGTTGTACTTCAGATCCAGTTCGCGGCTCTTGAGGTCGTGCTGCGCCTTCACCAGGGCGTCCTCGACAGCCTTGTCGATGCGCTGCTGGATCTGCTCGGGCGACTCGCGGCCCTGGGCCTCCTGGATCGCCTTGATGATGTCGTCCTTGTCCGGCACGTCCATCAGGTTCAGCAGGTGTGGCAGGGCGATGGCCTGGTACTCCGGCGGCATCGCCTTGAAGGCCTCCGACATCGCCTGAAGCTGCTGCGCGCGGAAGCTCGGCGTGCTGGGAACGTCGTCCAGCGCCACCTTCAGGCGGATGCGCTCCACGTCGTTGTTGCGGTACGGGATGCCGGTTTCCGGGTCCACCGTGGGCGCGTTGAGCACGATGGTGGTGTCCGGGCGGATAGCGTTGCCGCGCACCAGGACTTCCTCCTGCTTGCCGATGCTGTCCTCGATGATCATGGACAGCAGCAGTTCGCCCACCTTGGTGCGGGCGAACTTGAAGTTGTCCATCATGTCGGCCAGCTGCTGCGTGGTCTGCTCGATCTGGGTGCTCTCCTGCACGCCGGATCTGGCGCTGCCCTGCTGGCCCTGGAAGCCGGCCGTGATGCCGGAGGCGCGCTGGATGCCCATGCGCGAGTCGCCGAGCATCTTGTACTGCTGCTCGTTCAGCTGCCAGTCGCGCTTCACGTCGAACCGGGCGCCGGGGTGCTTCATGTGCTCGGCGTCGAGGATGATGTCCGCGTCCGGTCGGGCAACCATGTCGCGGAACTTGTCGTCCCTCATCAGCACGGCGCCCTTGGTTCTCTCCACGCGTGTGGCGGACAGGCCCCAGCGGATCTTGGAGATGGCGCTGTTCACGTTGTCCTGGAGGAACATCATCCCGCGCACGGCGCCATAGGGCACGTTGGTGCGGTCTTCGCGCTTGCCCCAGAAAGGGACGTAGGGGAACTCGTCATGCAGGTACGGGCTGGGCTCGTCGCTCAGGAGGAACGGGCCAAGCCAGTAGGCGCGGCGCATGCGGGCGATCACCACGCGCTGCGGCTTGGCGGCGCGCGATGCAACGGCGGCCACATGCAGCGGGTTGGTCTTGTCGTACTCCACCACGCGGCCGTCGGGCGTCTTGATGACCACGGCCTGCACCCAGCGGCGATACCAGACCTCGAACAGGCACACCCGGGCGCGCTCGGCGTCCCGCCATTCCTGTTCCTCGATGCTCCAGCCGCGGGTATGGTCCCAACTGTTGGCCAGCCCGGTAGATGCCCCGCCGTCGAGGTCGGTCTCCAGCATCGTCGTCCACTGCCCGTTCGTGCCGGCCGAGCGGATGAGGTTGGCCTTCTCCGGGAACTTCAGGATGGCCTGGGCCAGGTCCGTCCACCGGCGGCGGATCAAGTAGCGCGCGTCCGACAGGTCGGGCTCCTTGGCCAGCCAGTCCCAGAAGATCTCGTTGCG